TCAGCAGAAGTGTCAGAAGTGATCGACAAACCCAAGCCATGACAATCCGTTCGCACAGAAAGGCAGGCCCGGCAATTCACATTCTTGGGAATGTATCAGCCCGCACAGCAAGTTAGCCTCGCCACGTTCCTGTCGAAGGTCTGCGCGGAGAGCTTCAGGCCCTGGACTGTGGTGAGATACTGGAAGATTGTCGCGCCGAGCGCCTTGGTCGTCATGCCGAACTTCAGCGCCATCTCAAGTGTCAGGACGCTGTCGGCCCCTTCAGCCCCACGATAACAACACCCAGCAGGCCGTCGGTATCGGCATCCGCTACCAGCTTGATCAGGCCGCTCGTGTCGTGGTCGGCAAGCGCGAGGGGACACGTCTTGATGTCCTATCCGGGGAGCGGGAGTCGGCGTCGGTCAAGCCCATGCCCGATGGAAACAACTTGCCCCTTTGCGGAAACGACTTTCCGTGGCTGTGTGATATTGATCCCCGGGGGGACCCGGACCCATAAAGCGCGGGGACGGCGGGAGACGCCGCACTGTGGGGCGGATCGAGCGTGGCGGTGGGAATGGCGGCAAACCCGTCCAGAGCCTACCAGGCCGGCTTGAGGTTTCGCCGGCCGGGCAAGGCCGGGCTCCCCGCCGCGAACGACACGTGCGCTGCACTTCACGGCCAACCGGTATTCAGGTCGATCGCCGCAATCTCTTCCGCCATGCTGGCCGCCTCGATCCACGCCTTCAATTCCGCCTCCCTGTCAAAGCACGCCTGCACATGCGCCCGCACCGCCATGGCCACTGCGGTGATGGCCTGGGCATCGAGGGCCACGAAGGTGCCATCCGCCATCTTCCAGTTGATGACGGCATCGGGGTCGATCTGTGCGCCGACCACCGCACCGATGTACTTGGTCTGGCTCACCGCGTCGGTGGCGACAGGCATGCCGTTGAAGGTGGTGCCGCCCGTCTCGTTCTCCCAGCGGAGAGCGGCAAGCTCCGCGAGCTTCTGGGCGCGAAGTTCTTCCAGCGTCGGCAGCGCCGCCCGGACAACCCAGCTGCTATTCTCGAGCCCCGTGAACGCGGTGGGCCCCTCGTCCCGGACAACCGGATGCCACGACACCTTCTTGTGCGGAATGTCCGCGGGCCTCTCGTCATAGTGACGGATTTCCCTGAGGGCGCCGTCGATCAGGAGTGCGAATTCCATTGTCAGGGTGCCTTTCCGAACTTGATGGCCAGCACGTTGATGGGCTTGGAGCTGTCAGAGCCGTAGGCCTGGACGTACACGTTCGTTTCGTAGGTGATGTTCGGCCCGATGAAGCCGCCACCGCAGCCGCCGCCGTTGTAGGAGACGCCCACGAAGGACGTGCTCGGGTTGTCGAGGTCGGTGTTAAACCCGTCGAAGGCTCCAACGGACGCCATGGGCTTGGAGCCGAGCATCAGGGCAAAGTCGTTGACGGCACCGGGGGTGCTGAAATTCGCCGTGGCACTGTTCGTGTTGTTTCCGGCTCCCGACGCCACAGTGAAGACAGGGTTCAGGCCGGCCCCGCCGCCGAGAACCCAGACGGCGAAAAGGCTCGAGGTCGAGGCAGCCCAGTTGACGGTTATGGGGACGGAGCCTTCTCCGGGCGGTGCAACCACCCGCCAGAACTCGCGAACCGAGTAGGACGTCGCCTCGCCAATCTTGGTGCAGGCCGCACCGTTGACGGAGCACGAGGTGATACCCTGGCTCAGGCCGGACACAGCCCCGATGAACACGATCCTGTCGGAATAATATGGGCCGATGTCGAAGCTGACGGTGCGCGTCAGGCCGGATGAGAGGTTTCGGCCAGCATAGGACATGGAATAGGGTCCTGGCCTGCCGCCACCCGCTCCGAAGCCGTTGAGCTGATTGACGCGGAGCATGGCTCAGTTATCCTTCGCGGCATTGGTGGTGTAGTAGAGAAAAACGCCGTGCAGCCGGGCATCGATGGCCATGGTGTCGGCGGCGTCGGTGGCCTGGCGGCCCACATAGAAGGAAATCAGGTCTTCATCGCCAGCCGTGCCCTCGGGCGCAAGGGCGGGGGTTTCGGGTGAAACATACAGATGGTCCGTGTTGCCGCCCGTATCCGTCACCCGCGCGACGGCGCTCCAGGAAATCCCTGCGAGATTCTCCCCGTCACCCGTTGCAATGGCATAGACTTCCCACCTGACCCCGAAGCTGGTGCTGGTGGCAGCGTGGCTCCAGACAAACCGCGCGGTGAGCGGGCTCTTGTTCCAACTCCTCGGCATCTGCACGGAGAAGTAGGCCCCTTCGTTTCCAAAAGGGTCCAGCAGCAGCACCCGGTAGCCGGAGCCGCCTGACGGCCAGATTGTCGTCAGCGGCGCATTCCCACTGTCATGCATCGCAGGTGCTGGCACCCAGATGGACTGCTTGCCCACGATGTCGGCAAGGTTCGCCTTGGCGTCGAGCGCCGCCTGGAGGCCCGTCACACTGGCGATGGCGTGGGTGTGCGAGGCGGCCGCGTAGGAGCCTGCCGCCTGTTTGCCGTCGAGCGCCGTCTGCAGGCTGGAAACGTCGGCGATGCCGAGGGCAACAGCACCGGTCCTGCCCGCGACCGACCGGACAGGCCCGATCTCGACAATGGCGTCCGCGCCGTCGTTCTTCCTGAGATAGAGCTTGCCGTCCCAGGTATTGACGGCAAGCTCGCCCAGTTCGAGGTCGGCGACGACCGGTGCCTTGCTGGCGACCGCCGACCTCTTCAGTTTGATGCCCATAGCGGGTCCCTTTCAGCTGCAGTCTGGCTGGGAGGATCGATCCATGCCGCGTCAGAAGGTGCCACCGTCGATGGTCACGCCGTCGAGGGTGCCGCCCGTGATGTTCACGCTGTTGGCGTTCTGGGTGGCCATGGTGCCGAGGCCAAGGTTCGATCTGGCCGTCGCCACATTCGTGAGGTCGGAGAGGTTGGACGCCTTGGCGAGCTTTTCCGCGAGGCCATTGGTAATCGTCGTGGCAAAGTTGCCGTCGTTGCCAAGCGCCGCGGCCAGTTCATTGAGCGTGTCGAGAGCACCTGGCGCACCGTTGATGACGGCCGTTATCGCGGCGGCGACGAAGGCCGTGGTGGCGATCTGCGTGCTGTTGGTTCCGCCTGTCGCTGTCGGCGCGGTGGGCGTGCCGGTCAGGGCGGGAGAGGCCAGGGGAGCCTTTGTGGCAAGTGCGGCGTCGAGCCCGGTGACTTCGGACGTCGGATGGTTGTGGGCAGACGGCGCGAAGCTGGACGGTTTGCCGGTGACGCCCGTCCACGGCACGGCCTCGGCGGTCTCGGCGACGTCCACCTTGCCGTTGTTGGTGGTGTCATAGACCGACTTCGACATGTCGCCCATGCCGGCACCCGACAGGGCCGCCTGCACGAAGGCGGTGGTGGCGATCTGGGGGGTGCTGGTGGCCGGGGCCGCAGTGGGCGCGGTTGGCGTGCCGGTCAGTGCCGGAGAGGCGAGCGGGGCCTTTTCGGCGAGCAGCGTATCGACCTGCCCCTTCCGCACGAGGTCGGTGGCGGCGGAGGCATCCTGCGACGCCTTTGGAACCGTGGAGAAGGTCTTGGCGCCGCCGATGGTCTGGCTGGACGAGAGATCGGCAAATGCGCCCTTGCCCGCGAGCGCAATGACCGACGTCGCATTGCCGGAGCCGTCATCGCCCTTGCCAATGTAGAGTGTATCATCGACTTCATTGTGAGCGAGTTCGGCAGACTTGAGAGCAGCTGGAGCGCCAGCGTTGCCGGAGGCGCGGCGCTTGATGCGGATGACGTTCGCCATTGGAAGATACCTTCTCCGTTCAGAAATTGCCGCCGTCGATGGTGATGCCGGCGTCGAGACTGCCGGGCGGCCCCTGCGGGCCTGGAGAACCTGGAGCACCGGCCTGGCCCTGCGGGCCGTGCGCGCCGAGAACCCTGACGGCGATGGGCACGGTGCTGACCCGCACCCTGACCGGTTCGGTGCCAGAGACCCGGATGCGAATCGGGCCGGTGTGGGGTGCGAGTTCAATCTTCCCCGCCATTACAGGCCTCGCGTGACGGGCCGGATGACCGGGATCTCGAGGGAGAAGTTCAGGTGACGGTCCGGCTCGAGATCGATGCGCACCATGTCCATGACGACGCTGCCCGGCGGGAGGTTCGCTGTCGCAGCCGGCGGGATGACGATCTCGACGGTGGTATCCGAGATCCGCGCGAGGCCGCCGTTTCCGGTGGTGAGCGTTGCGATGACGGCGCTGTCACTGACCTTCGCGCGGACCTGTGCTACAAGCGTGCAGGCATCTGGAAACACCGGGCCATCGGCTTCCAGCTGCAGCCGGTACTCGTAACCGGCGACGATGGCGGGGCCGTCGGAGACGGAAACGCTCATGGCCGCCACCCGCAGAGTTTTGCCCCAGCCTCGTTGTGGGCTGCGATCTGCTCCTTCGTCTGCCGGGTGAGCACGTCCGACCGGGAAGGCCGGATGGGTTGCGCCCAGTCGCAGTCGCTCTTCAGCCGGGGGTCAGTCGCGCATCCAGCGATCAAGACGGCGATCGAGAGCAGGATCGCTGCTGTTCTGAACATCATGCCTGATCTCCCCTGACTGCCGGATGGCCCTGTCACGCACTGCCTGCCGCTTTGCTTCCCAGGCCGCCTTGCCGGCGGCGCGGCCCCTGAGCCAGGCGATGCCGAGGGCCGCGAGCACGCCTGCCGCCAGTGCCGCCCAGCCCGACAGGCGGGACCAGGCGGTTGAAAACATTGAAAGGAGGAGCCCCATCACGGCGTCTTCCCCGTACGGTAATCCTCGATGCGGGCAGCCTTCGCCTTCCACGCCAGCACGATGACGATCAGGAAGATGGCCGCCCCGGCAAACGGCAGCACTGGCAGAAGCCAATCAGTGAGATTGAGCAGCCCCACGGTGCGCTCCGTGACGTCCTTGGCGCGCTCGGCGGTCTCCACCGCGGGCGCCACCACCGAGGCCGCGGCACCGGCCATGCCGACAATGCCGGTGGCGATCTGCGCGTCAGAAGCCTTCACGATGCGGGAGTTCTCGGGCTTGCCTTCCGCCCGCTCCTGCGAGACCGCACGGGGCTTAGCCTTCTGCAGCGCCTCGACGAGGATGGGATCCACATCCGGGCTGAGGCCCAGACCGTTGTCGGCGCGGAAGGCCAGGACGGCGGCCCGCGTGCGAGGACCGTAGCGCCCGTCCACGATGCCGACCTCGAAATACCCCAGGTCCTTCAGCTGCTGCTGGACGACCTTCATCTCCGGACGCTGGGGAGCATCCGAACGCAGCGGCCGCCGGATACCGAGCAGGCGCGACCTCGCGTAGCGGGCGACAGTGACGCCATCCGACTGGTTGCCCCCCAGCACCTCGATCTGTGAGCCCGTGGCCTTGAGGAAGAAGGCGATATGGCCCTGCGTCGTGCTGGAGCCGCGCGTGAAGATCACGACATCGCCTTCTCGCGCCTGCTCGATGCCTGGAACCTTCTCGCCCCAGGTGAGGTAAGAGCGCGCATTGAGCTTGCGGGTGGACGAGACCCCTGCCTTCTCAAGACAATGCCCGACGAAGGCGGCGCACCAGGCGACCTCATCATGCTCGACCCAGTCATGGCCGACGGTGCGGTACATCTCCATGACCTTCGGGTTGTCTGCGGAGCCCTTGATCTCTTTCGTGCCGAGATAGCTGCGGGCGATGGTCATGTGGGTCATCAGACAAGGTCCTCCTCATGGCCGGAGGCGTTCTCGGCCTTCGGCTTCGGTTGCAGTGTGAATGGATGTTTGGGGTGAGGTCCGCCGGCCGCCGCTCAGGGCGGCAGCTTGGTCAGGCGCTCGAGCAGGAAGTCGTACAATTTGTCGATCTTGCCCTCGATGGCGTCGAAGCGCTTGGCGATCGAGGGCTGGTCGATCCGGGCGACGTCGAGTTCCAGCATGCCGACGCGGGCGCGAATGTCGTGGATGTCGGCCTTGATGGCGGCGATGTCCTTCGTCACCTGCTGCGCGGCGTCGGGAACGAGTGCCTCTTTCAGCTTCACCATGGCGAGAAGGGCGCCAGAAACGCCGCCCAACCCGACCACGAAATAAACCGCCGTGGGGATGTCGCCGGTCCAGTCCTGCACCATGCGGGAACCTCCTGTTACGTATCGGACGAGGCGCCCGCCCCGGGCTGCTTCAGGCTGAGTTGCGTGACGAAGCCGCCGCCGCGGGAATAACTGTGCGTGACGCTTTCGATGCGGTACGGGCCATCGACGCCGAGGCGTGCGCCCGTGACGATGCAGAGCCCATCCGGAATGGCGGATGTGTCGCCCTCGATGGTGACGCCGCCCTCGCCGGCGTCGCGCTCGGACGTGGCCCTGTCCGAGGCGGTCTGCTGGGTGGCCTCGTCTTCGTCGGGCTTTGCGTAGCGGTGGTCATGCCGGGCCTCGACGCTGAGAGCGGTGTCCTCCTCCGTCTCCTGCCATTGGGCCTTGCCGGAATCGTACCAGCGGGCCCGAACCTGCGAATACTGCGTCCTCCCCAGCGACGGCGAAATGTCCCAGCCGTGCAGGTTCCGGCCCCATGCGGCGACGACCGCCGCAGTGTAGCTGCCGCCGCGCTTCGACATGATGGCCTTCGTACCCTGGATCCGGAAATTACCGCCGATCTCGCGGGCGAGGCGCTCTCCCATGTGAATGAAGCTCTCGTCCCGCATCTCGAAATACTTGCGGGCGATGGAGGCCAGCGACGGATCGATCTCGATCTCCGTCACTCCCGCAGTCCTGCCCGCCCCCTTCAGGATGTCCTCGACCGTCGTGTCGTCGAAATGGCGCTGCTGGCCTTCCTTGGGCTTCTTCGTGGTATCCATGCCCTTGGCCGAGATCGACAGCGTGCGCCCGCTGCCACGCGAACCTGACGACCTGACCTCATCCACGGTGCCGGTGAACACCATACGGACGCCCTCGCCCTCCCAGCCCAGCGCCACGATGACGGGGGCACCGATCCGCGGCAGCAAGATGCGGCCATCGGTGTCATCGATCTCGAGGCTCGCCGTATCGGAGTGGGTGCCCACCTTGTCGGAGACCGAGAGCGAGATCAGCACCGGCATGAGCGTCGAGGTGATGTTGGTGCCCGCCACCGTCACCATGAAGACAGCGCGCTTCGACATGAAGAGTCACCACAGCTTGATCGGATCGAGGATCGCGGGCTCTCGCGGTATGGAAATGGGAAGATAGAAGGCCGTGCCAATCGGAAGATGGGATCCAGAGCCTGCCAGCCCCGGATTGCGGTCAAGGATCTGCTCGACCAGCCCTGCCATGGGCCGCCGGAAGCGCCGCCAGACGATGAGCGACAGGGTGATGCCGTCACCTTCCACCGTGATGGGCTCGACGACCTCGCTCATATGGGGCCCTTTCCTGAACAAATAGCTTTCCGGACCACTTTCCATTGACAAGGGCCCGGATCTGACGCCGACTACATAAGGGCTTGCGCGGAATGTCCCGTGCGAAGCCAGGCAGCTGGAGAGCACACTATGACGGATCGCCGAAACCTGGTCCTTGGCGTCGTGGTGGGAATGTCCGGGCTTGCGGCGCTGTCACAGGCGGCGGAGGCGCAAGCGGCGGTCTCGGACGAGGAGGCTCAGGGAGCTCTCGACATCTTTCTCGAAGCCGTGTTCTCTGACGATGCGGCCAAGGTTGAACACGTGCTGGCGCCCGAATTCCAGATACTTCGCGCGAATGGGAAGAGCAATGACAAGGCGAGCTATCTCCAGGCCTTGCCGAAGCACAAGGTACCTCCCGCGACGAACGCCCTCAAGGTCACCAGCTATGGCGGAATCTTCGTGGCGACCTATGCCATCGAGGCCGAGCAGACGGTCGGCGGCCAGCCCGTTGAGGCCGTGGCGCCCCGTCTTTCGGTTTTCCGCAAGGAGGAGGGACCGATGGCTGATCGTGGCGCACGCCAACTTCGCGCAGATCGGTTGACGCAATCAGGCGAAGAGACCTGAGAGCAGCGAGAAGTAGGATCCATTCGAGGGCTTGGCCGAGCGGCGCACGGAGATGTCCACATCGATCACCCTGCCGATGCCTTCGGCGTCGAGATAGCTCGACCGCTCGCTGACCCTCTCGATCACCACCCAGCCCATCTGCGCGCCATCGCCGCGCATGAGATAGAGCGGGCGTCCGGCGGCGCGCGCCTGGTAGAGCTTCTTCAGGTCGCCAAGCCCGCCGAACCTGTGCGGAAAGATCCTCGCCTTGATCGACCAGCTCTCTGCCCCCTCGCCCACCCATTCCAGCGGCGGCCTGGCGCCGAGCACCGGCTTTTCAACGAAGCTTGATTCGTGGCCGTGGTCGTATTCCGTTGCGTTGAACGGATAGACCTCGAAACGGATCGGCCCCAGCGTCATGAGCATCAGGCGAACCTCAGCCCGGCATCGGCATAGACACCGCGGAAGGTCTCGCGCACCTCGTCGCGCAGCACGCGGCGGATCTTCTCGACGACATCCTCGTCGGCTCTGCCGGTGATGCTGAAGCTGATAGTCTGATTGACCGTCACGCCGCCGCCGATAGCCGATCCGGCCTTGTTTACGTATCCCGACCGCCCGGCGGTGATCAGTTCCGGCCCACGCTCGCCCACCATGTAGGTGGAGCCGCGGGAGATCGGGCCTCCGGCGGCTTTGCCCGGAACACTCTCGACTGGCGCGGGTTCGACACTGCCGCTCCCCAGCCACGACGGCATGGACGGCCACTTGATGAGGCTCGAGACGTCAATGCTTCCAATGGCGGCGACAATCCGGGACGGAAGTGTCGAGAACCACGCGAGGAGCCCGTTAAAGGCACTCTTGATGGCCTCGATCATGGCGTTCGCCAGATCGGAACCGGCCTGCGCATAGGCCGCCTTCTGGCCCTCGCTCAGGACCTCGCGGGAGAAGAAGGAGCCGATCCAGGTCCCGAACTCTTGCAGCTTTTGGTAAGCCCATGAGAATCCATCCCCGATTGCCCGCCCCAGCCCCGCGAGCGGGCGCATGACAGGCTCAAGGGCAGCAAAAGCTGGTTGTAGCTGCGTGAGCAGCACACTCGCAAAGCCACCGGCGAAGGACGAGATGCGGTCCCAATACTTCCAGAGTGTGTAGGCCGCCGCGGCAACAGCGGCCACCGCCACAGCGATGGTACCCCAGACGGGCGCCGAGACCGCTGCCAGGGCAGCGCCGACGGAAGTCATCGCCGTGGCGAGGCCCGAAACACCCGGAACGGCGAGCGCCATTCCGCGCAGCCCCGCCGCCGCGGTCTGGAGGCCGGTCATCTTCAGCCCCTCCATGCCGGCCAGCGCCGTCTGGAGGGCAATCATTCCGCTTGCACCTTCCTTGAGGCGCGCGAAGGAACCGCCGAGCGTGTTCACCGCGAATGAGAGAGTGGCAAGCATCCCGCCCTTGCCCATCAGGCCCAGATAGGAGAGCCCGGCCATCGCGGCCTTGAGGCCGACGAAGCCGGCGGTGATAGCCACAAGGGCACCGCCAATCCGGGGATGCGCGTCGACAATGGAGATCAACCCATCGACAAAAGGCTTCAACGCCCCTGCGGCATTCCCCAGGATCGGGATCAGTGCACTGCCGATGCTGGTCTGCAGGTTCTGGCTGGCGATCCGGAACGCCTTCATCTTCTCGACGCCGGTCTCCATCATGCGCGTAAAGTCCGCATCGACCACGCCTGCCGCCTTCGACGCCTCGTCGCGGAGCCTGGTGTAATCGTCGAGCCCGTTGAGGAGCGGCAACAGGCCTTTCTGCACCTGGGCGTCGGAGAACAGTTCGCCGATGCGGGAGGTGTCGCCCTTGATCGCCTTGTTGATGGCGCGGAGCGCAGCCTCGAGCGGATCCGCCCCCTTCGCTGCCGCATCCTTCAGGACCTTCTGAATGTCGATGCCCTTCCTTTTGAAGTTCTTGATGGCATCGTTGGAATTGATCTTCTGCAGGATATTGTTGAAGTTCGTCGCCGCCTCGGCACTGTCACCCGCACCCCGGCGGACGATCTGCAGAGCCGCCGCGATCTGGCTCAGGCCCTGCTGCCCGGTCATGCCCTTGGAACTGGCAAGTGCGGTGATCGAGGGAAGGTACTGGGCCATGTCCTTCAGTTCGAAGCCGCCCGCCTTGCCGGCCGCGGCCATGATGTCGAAGGAGCGGGCAAGGTCTTCTGCTCCCACGCCAAGGTTCGACATGGCCGCGAAGCCCGCCTTGGACAGGTCCTCGAGGCTGGCGCCAGTCGCCGTCGCGGCCTTGCCGATCGATGGCATGGCCCGGGTGGAGCGTTCGACGTCGAGACCCATGCCGACGAGGAAGTCCTGCGCACGGATGATGTCGGTGGTGAACTGGTTGACCTGGGCTGACGTCGCCTTCGCCGCGTTGCCGATTTCCTTCAGCTGCCCGGCGGAAAGGTTGCCCTTGGCGCCCAGTTCGGCGAGCGCCCGTTCAAGTTCCTGTGCCGACTGCACGGGCGCGGTGAGCGCTGTCTTGAGCACGTAGAGAGTGCCCACAGCATCGAGCATGCGCACGCGCGCGGCATCGATGGCACGGTTGTTGCGGGTGATGGCGGCGTCGAGCCTGTCGGCAATGGTGATGGGGCCGCCTGTGGCATCCCGGACCGAACGTGTGATGCTGCGCAGGCTGTTCGCGACGCCGCGCGCCGGGCCCGACACCCGGTCGAGCAGTTCGACGATGAGCTGGGTGGTCTGGCTCGCCATCGGTCATTCCCTTCTGCCACCGGTGAGGCGCCGTGCCTCGGCGTGCCAGAGCAGCACCTCGGACCAGTCCATGTCATCGAAGACCGTGACCGGCGTGGAGAACACATGCGCGGTGTCCGCGACAACGCCGCGCCAGCCGCTCACGCCGGGGCCTTGGGCAAAAAACCGCCCAGCACCTCCGAGATCGACGCGAAGTCGGCGGCATCCATCTCGTCCATGGCACCCATGGGCAGATCGCAAAGGACGGCGGTCATGGCGATGCTCTGGTCGAGTTCCGTGGAGCCGGGCTCGCGCATTTTCTCCATGGCCCTGAGGTCCCTGACCTTGGGGCGGCGGATGGCGACTTCGGTAATCATGCGGTCCTCGACCTTGATCGGCCGGATGAGCTTCACACGCGCGGTATCATTCATGATGTCATCTCCGGAAAATCATGCGATCAGCGCTGGACGCGCAGGATGCGGCGCTCGTCGTCGTTCTGGGAGATGCCGTCGAGACGCCATTCGGAGGAGAAGAAGTCCCAGAAGAGCTTTTCCTTCTCATTGAACCAGAGTTCGTAGTGCATCACCTCGTTGATGGCATATTCGTGCCCTTGCAGCTCGCCGCGCTGGAAGGCGTCGGGCTCGATCTTGCCGAGGCGACCCTCGATGATGGCCTTCGACTCGATCGCAATGCCGGTCCGCTTGTCGCGGATCACGCCATAGGCGGTGAACACCTTCTGGCGCGACGAGCCGAGACCGAACTGGGTCAGGAGATCCGGGTCCCAGCCATTGAGCTTGAAGGTGGGCTCCATCTTCTGGATGCCGACCGCGACCTCGATCTGGACACGGGAGCCGCCGGCATGGTGGTCCTGGTACATCTCCTGCAGGGTGGGCAGCTTGAGTTCGGCCAGTGTGAGATGCTTCGAGGCGGTCGGGTCGTGATCGCCCGCGAAGAGATTGGCTGCCTCCATGATATAAATCGTGCTCATGGGTCGTACTCCCTGTCAGATGTTGATCAGCCGGTCACCGCGTCGACCTGGGCGAGCAGGTCATCGAGCAGCGCATCGAGCGCCGGGCGGTAGCGGGCGGACTGGATACCCAGATATCTGAGCACCGGCGCCTCCTCCGCCGCGAAGTTGACGGTGAAGCGCCCCTGCCGCAGCTCTTCCGGCGAGTTCTGGTCGCGGGTGAACTTGACCTCGTAGCCGAGAATGTCGCCGTCGGCCTTCAGGTCGCGCATGGCGAAGCCCATGGTATTGAGCACCGCCTGGATGGTCTGGCCGGTGAGATTGAAACGCCCGAGATAGAAGCGGAGCGTCCGCAGGAACATCAGGTGGATGTAATCGCGCCCGCGGGTCACGTTGTAGAAGCGCCAGAGATCGTCCTCCCCGGAATTGTCGGTGCCGACATAAACAAAGCCTCCGTTCGCGATGGCCGTCTCCACGCCGAGTTCGCCGCGCAGCAGCACGCCGACATTGTGCAAAAGAAGCCGCTGACCTTCCGTGGCGCCGTCGGTCAGCGAGAAATTGATCGGCCGCGACGGCCCGACGATGCCGGCGACCGGCTGGTTCGCCCAGCTGTGGAAAGGACGGCCCTGTTTCTCGTGGTCGCGCCTCACGCCGATGCCGATGACAGCGGGCGAGAGCGGCATCACCGCGACCTCGCTGCCCGCCATGACGCGCACGGCCGGATCGACGGG